ACTCAGCGTTAGTCAAACGCTGCGGGTAAAACATGAGTTTCTTCACGTGGCCGTTTAGAACAAACGACCCATTAAGAGAACCAATAATCAAATCCGTAGCTGTTCCGGGGGTTCCTGCGAAGGTGCTAAGTTGCCCTCCGTTGATGGCAAATGCGCAGTCGTTGATTTTATACGCCAATGCCGTCGTATAGGCTGTGTCGGCGGTTATGGATGTTCCGGAGGACCCAGCACCGTTGATGACGGAACTAACAGCAGTGGGCGATGTTTGACGGACGTACGCCAAGTTTCCTGTGGTGCCCATATCGTACGACACCGCCCAAACGCTGTTCTTGCCGCCGCTGACAGAACAGACAATTGCACCTTCGCTTTGGTTGTACCAACTGCTGAAGTTCGTACCCGTCATGCTCACGGCATCGGCGTTACGTGTAACGGATGACCCCGTATTCGGGATAACGGAGGTAACAAAAGCGCCTTCTTCTGCTTGAGCCAAAATAAAATACAACACGCTGCCAGCATCCGCTTTAATGCGGAAGTTAGTCGGCGAAGTTGAACCGACGCCAGTAGAAGTCAATCTTTGGTATTGGCTGCTAATAGCTGGCGATGTCGTGCCTGACCAAGTGCCGCTATTATTTTGAAAAGTAAAAACCCCCGAACCGCGCGCATATGCGGAGTAAGTCCAAGTAGCAACACCAATAGTTATAGTGTTGTTAAATCGCGCATAAAATGGGGTTGCGCCCGCGCTGTTGTCCATCCTGAACACTTTACCGGAGGAACAAATACCGGCGAGGCCCGCTGATGTTAGCGCGGCGGTATCGTCAACAACGGAAAAAACGCCTGCCGCATCGCCAAAAGCGGTCCATCCAGTTGTAGCTGTGGGGTTTACGCAATCTACGCCCGTCAACGAATTGGTTCTGGCTTCTTCTATCAACAGGCCTTTACATGCACCACCAGATCCAAGCGAATAGTCAAAACGGGGAAGATTGGCGTTGACCGTTTCTATCACGCCGCTGCTATTGATGCGGGTGGCTGTGTTTAGCGCGCGGGTTACAGTTACACGGCTGTCCAATGACGCGGTCGTAAAATCAAGCGCCATGCGCGGAAGAACACGTTCCGTAGCGGTAGGAGAATACGCAGGCGTAATCATCTAAACCCCCGTTACGCGGAACCAAGCCGCCCATGTTGTAGCGTCAATGGCTTTGCGGAAGTAAAAATCATCTAGATATGTTGCGCTATAATCCGGGTAGAAGAACTGGATCGTTGCGGCTTCAGAATTGCTAGACGGGCGTCTCGTTTCAACCATACCCGTATCATTAGCTGCTATAATGGTAACGCTTTGATACCGCACTTGGGATACGCCGTAAGGATACGTATTAGGTGCGTCAGTAATAGTTTTGTAGTTAAACGTAGACCCGGCAAAATTATTCTGCATCGCGCGAAAATTGTGCGTCTCTGTGTTAGGGTGGTAGTTGTTGTTCCATATGTTGGTTTCGGGAACTTGTGTGCCGTTAATCACAACAATTTCGTTTGATATAGCACCCAAGAACTGGTTTCCAATAATGGACACTTCTTGAACCGTGTTGCCTGCAAAACCAAGCGTCATGTGAGATTGGGTTGCTCCGCGCAAAGTATTATTGCGGAAATTAAGCGTTGTGATGTTATTGGTTATTGCGACAGGGACCGTCACGTTAGAAACTAACGTGTTGCCTATAATATCAATTTCTTTAGACGTTCTGCCAGCAGTGGTGTTGTCGCCAATCAGAATACGACCGTAAGTAGATGTAGTCGTAAACGTAGAATTGTCCACGATAGACAGGCCGTAAACAGACCCAAAGGGATGATACAGGATATGTTCACATTCTGTAATCGTGTTGTCAGCTATGATTACTGAATTAGGAACGGTTCCTATCGTGGTGCTGCAATACAAACTGACAGCATTATTGGTGGCAAACGTATTCCCAATAACAATGATGTTAGCCCAGTTTGCGTTGGCAATATTATCAACAGAAATGGCAACATGACCACGATTGCCGCCGCAGTTGCTAAACTTGTTCCCGCTGATCGTGATGTTCTTGATAATACCAAACGCATCGTCTGGCTCAAGACATACACACCCCGGCATGTCGTTACGCGACCAATTACGGAATACGTTGCCGTCTATTGTGGCGCGGTCAATGTCGATAAAGCTTATTGCGTTGCGCCCGCCGGTTGCGCCGTAAAGAACACCATCGAATACGCAATTGCGGACCACAACATCATAGTTGTGACGCTCTGTTCCGCCACCAGCGCCAGAACCGATCAAAATTGCATCAGAGCGAGGCCCTTCAAAGAAGCATTTTTCGATAACAACACGACGCACGCCGTTCATGCGTAGCAAGTGTCCATAGATTTCGTTGTGACCAAGTGTAGCAACGTCGCCAAGAAACTTGAGGTTGCTAAACTTTACGTCGTCAATGAAAACGGACGCGCTGCCGCTGTCAAAGTTGATGCAACTACTGGCAGGGTTGTAAGAAAAGCGCTTGATGATGCTCTTCTCGCCATCTCCGTAAACATTATACCCAGTACCGCTAGTAATGAGGCATCCGGAGGAATTACCTGCGTCAACGCAATACGTTCCTGCGGGAACATATACATTTGATGCTGCGGTCATAGCGGCAAGAAAGGCCGCCGTATCATTTGCCACACCATTGCCGACTGCGCCAAAATCTTTGACCGACACAGTATCACGAAGTTTAGCCTGCACCGTACGTGCTGTAGCACTTGTACCGGCTTGCAGAAAGCCTACAGAGTTAGACCCGGCGGACGTGCCGAGGGTAGTGTCGAACGCCTGTAAAACGTCGATCTCGGGCTCAGCGATGTCGAGCCTGCCATCCAGCGTGACGATGTTTGCCTCTGCCGTGGTCAGGCGGGTGTCGAGCGGGCCGGTCTGATCGGTTACGGTCTCTTTCACGCTTGCTGCGTTGATCCGCATCTCAACGCGGGCACCTGACGAAAACGCTTGGGCGTTCGTGCCGTCCTGCGCGCGGGTGATAGCCATCGCATTGCCAGTCCGGGTGATGACCTTAACGATCTCGACAATGCCGCTGGTAGCAATGATGGTCGCGTAGAAATACTGCCCGGCGGTCAGTACGGGGAACCGGCTGCCGTTGGTAACAGTCATGCTTGTCGCGGCAGCCGTGATCGGAGCCGCCAGAGCAGACGAGACGTTATTGGCGAGAAGTACGGTCATGGAGCCCCTTACGTATCCACCACGATGGTCTTGATAGTACCATCGCCAAATTTGATTTTCAGGTCGCCGCCAGTGGTATCGACATAGATAAATGCCTTGCCAGACACCGTAGTGGGAGCGGTTACACCGTCCACGAGCCCCAGCGTCTGGGCGGTTCCGCCCTGCACAGCATCAAGTGCCGCATCCGTGACAGTCGCAGCCGTGACACGAAGCTCCACGCGGGAGCCTGCCGGGAAAACCTGAGCTGTAGTCCCTTCCTGTGCACGCACAACGCCAAGTGCGTTGCCGATGCGGGACGTAACCTTGACAATCTCGACCGCGCCATTAGCCGCGATGACCGTAGCGTAGGCGTACTCGCCCGTCGTCGGGCTGGGGAACCGGTTGCCGTCAACCACAGTAAACGTAGCATCACCGGCAGCAATGGCCGCTGCCAGTGTGGTCGAGACGTTATTGGTCAGCAATACGGTCATTCAGCAGTTCCACGCCCGCAGGCTTTTGTTGATGCGAGAGTTTGGATCGTTAGCCGTCTTGGCACTCGTGAGTTTCTTCTTCATGCCTTTCATCCGCCGACAGAAGCTGTCGCGACGATCCCCACCTTCGGGCTGCGGAGCCTTGAGCCCCGGCTTACCCGGATTGGCAGCGTTATAGGATGCACGTCCCTTGGCGTTCAGACCGCCCTTGGGGTTCTTGCCTTCCTTACGCGTCCAAGCTGGGGTCTTGGCCACTACTTCTTACCCTTCATCATGCAACGGCCCATGGCCTTGCACTTGCCCGGATTGGGGCACTTGGAGCAGGGGGTGAACTTCGGCATCGGCTTCTTGGCCATGGTGTGTTCCTTTCTTAGAAGCGGCTAGTCCCGAGGTTAGCTTTAGATGGTGCTGTGCGGCTGGGTGCCGAAGTCGGGCCGCTAGAGGGTCCACGGCTGGCGCTTGCTCCCGTGGAGCGCGACGGACCGCTATTGGGGCCGCTCGGACCGGCTGGTCCTTTGCTGTTGCTGGCACCGCCCGAACGCGACGGGCCACTGTTAGGGCCAAGCGGACCGGCTGGTCCTTTGCTGTTGCTGGCACCGCCCGAACGCGACGGGCCACTGTTAGGGCCAAGCGGACCGGCTGGTCCTTTGCTGTTGCTGGCACCGCCCGAACGAGACGGCGTTGTGCGGGCAGGAACCCCGGAAGCTGTGCGGTAGGGCGAATTCAAATCACCTTTGCCGCCTGCGACCTTGGGAGCTTGACCAGACGACCCGCCAAACGCGGTAACGCCTCGCCCGCCGGTTACAGAAATTTTGCCCGGTCGAGACGGTGCTGTGCGATTGGGTGCGCTAAGCGAACCGCCGCCGGGGCCTTTACCCTTTGAGTTTCCGGTCATGAGCGGGCCTTTGGGCTTGTCTGAACCCGTGCCTGCCGGAGTGGTCATGCTCGCCAAGGCACCAGCCGGACCAGCGGCACGCATCGCACCGCGAGCAATACCCCCAGCAATCTTGCCTGCAGTACTGCCTACAGAAGAAGCAGCGGGCTTCAGCGGACCATAAGTGTTGGCTCTTGCCTTTGCTATGATGTCTTTTGTTCTAGCAGCGTTTTGGGCTTTAATTTTGGCGTCAGAAAGCGGTTTGTTTGCGTTGCTTGGCTTCGACGAAAATTCGGGGTCAGTAACGCTGAGCTTGGGGCGGACATTCTGATTTGAGGGTTTGCGTGCGGAGTCGAGTGTACGCAGCAGTCCCTTATAAGAGCTGTCGGGCTTAGAACCAAAAGACTTAACAGTCCCGCGAGTAGCCATCGTGGTATTTACGCCGGGGCTTCTGTTGGGCATCCTCGTTACGTTTGCCATAATCTATCCTATCGAAACTTAGAGGTTTTCTTGGCGATGGTCGCCGGTTGAGGCACAAACTGTTTACCTTTGGCCTTGCCAGAACGCTTGGCCTTGGTTGTAGCAGCATATTCTGACGAAGACAAAGCCTTGATAGCCGCCTCCGGCAGGTATCGCTCACCCGTCTTGGAAGACGGCTTGCCGGACTTCGTGCGCCATTTCTGCGCGGTCCAGTCCTTGAGCGACTGCTGCGGGTTTCTCACGATGTGTAGCCTCCGCCCTTGGCCTTGTACTGCTTGGCCAGAAGCTGTGCCTTGCGGGCGGACCAGCCGCCTGCCTTGGTACCCTGCACCGGAGCTGCCTTGATCTTATCGAACAGCGTCTTGCGCATACCGGGCTTGGTGTAGTTGCCCGCCGCATTGACCTTGGACTTAGACGGCTTCTTCATCATCGTACCAAGACCTCGATGATCGTGTTGAGCGGCGGTGCTTGAGAGAACGTCAGGGTCGTGCCGGACAGCGAATATGTCGCCTTGTGTTGGTACACGCCGTTAATATGCACGCTTGTAAGGTTCTCCAGCCCGTAGGTAGCGGTGATCGTGTAAGCGACTGTAGTGCCGTCACCGGTAAAGGTATTCAGACTGACTGCGCGAAGCTCCTGCAGGGCGGCTTCAACATTTGTTCCGGTATAATACCCACCTGCATCAGCAATGCTGATCTCGGATGCCTGATCCTTGAGAGCCACGCCGTCGCTGATAGCATCGAGCACTGACTGGGCCGTAACACGCAGGTCGATCCGGCTCCCATCTGGGAACGGAATGGCCAGCGTGCCTTCCTGCGCACGCGTGACGGTCAGAACGTCATTGACCCGCGTGGTGCACTTGACGATCTCAAACACCCCTGTAGAGGCGATAATCGTGGCGTAGAAGTAGTCTCCAGCGCCGAGCGAGGGGAAGTTAGCCCCGGAACCGGTCGTGACAACCACGGATGTGGCAGAAGCACTGAGGCTTCCGACGATCAGGCTGTTGACGTTGTTCTTGAGCTGGACGCCCATGCCTACTCCAAGAGAATGTACGTACCGTCTTCCTGCAGCAGGTCGTCACCGTCTTCAGACAGCAGATTGTTCAGGAGCGCAGATGTCTGCCTCCTTACACGCCGCATGATCAGGACGATGTTGAGCACGTCACCCCCGCAGAACTACAGTAACGTCGATGGCGTTAGCCGCGCCGCCAGTCACAATCGGGCGGAGATAAGCCGCCGCAGTGGTGAACTCAAACAGCCCAGCCGATGTGGCACTCACGACAGTGCCACCCAAATCTTTCATGTCGAAAAACGTAACGCCGTCGTTGGATACCTGCAGGCCGACAGTGGCACCACCAAACGTACCGTCAAACTGGACGGCACCGGCCACAGCCGCCTGTGCGACAACGGAGAATGATACGATGGTGTCACCGGTCACGATATCGGCCCAGATGACACGGGGGATTTTTGCGGACTGCGCCTGAACGAAGTCAAACGCAGGAGAGACGGTCGCCATAGGCTAAGTCCTTGTGGTTATGAGCCAGTCGGACGCACGCTACACCAAATACAATATGTTCGCAACAGGAAATCCCCGGCAACGGGGGCTACCGGGGACATTCACGTCAAAGGAAGGCTGAGCCGGAAAACTCTGAATAACCCAACTTGTAGAAAAAACCGGTAGTTACCTACCGGTAAGTTCAACAGGGAGGAAACGTCACCAAGGGTGGGTGGATATACACCCCGAGCACAATTACCCTACCTGAAATACCTGCTCCGGTCAAGTCCATCCTGCTGCCGAGATGGGCCGTATATTCCGTTTGAAGTTCTGATAGAGCGTATCCCCGCTGACATTGTTCAAATGCAGACAAAGATATTGTAGTGCTTCAGCCACGTGGCTGTGCTTGTTCTTGTCGATCACGTTGTCGCCCGTGGGCTTGTACCGGTAGCCACCCATCATCGCCGCCTTGAGATGCGTGCAACTGGGATCGACCAGAAACGCCGGGTCGCCGTCCACCTGTCGCATGAGATAGTCATCGACGGCGCTGATGCGCGCCGAAATGGCGTTGGTCTTGGCCGGGATAACCTTAAAACCCTCGGCCTTAACGATGTCAACCGCGCTCCGCTCGTCCGTCTGGGCCCGCGCCGTACCTGCCGGATCAACCACGACGAGCACCGGACACCCCGAAAACCGCTCATACAGCAGTGGTTTAAGCAGCGTCCTGACAAACCGCTGGATACCCATGTCGTAGCTGACGCACTCAGCCATAATCAGTGCTCGTCCACGGGGGTCCTGCTGCCCGATCAGGGCGGCGGGCGTGAGCCCCAAGTCCATGCCGACGATGATAGGCCGAATGCCGCCAATGAAAGGTCGGATAGGCTCGTGAGCCATATGGTAGTCAGGGCGGAAGTACTTGTAGATAGGCATACCAGCGAGGCTAAGGCCATATTCGCCGTCAATGTAGACGCGGATATACTCGTCTGATCGACCTTGAGTGTCATAGTATCCCTCCGGCAGGTTCTCGATATTCTCGGCGTACGGACTGCGCCCTGACGGCTGCTTGAACACTTCCCAGCCATTGTCGTTGTAGCTGACGCCATCCGTGGGGTCCAGTTTCTCCATCTGGTAGTACCACCAGCTATCCATGATCGGCGGGTTCGTGTCCCCCCACATCCCATGCCACGTCGGCCCGCCGTCCTTGGACGACGGAAAACGACCAATACGCTTGGACATCGCGTCGATAATGTCGGGGTGGATGTCCCGGCACTCGTTGAACCACGCACCAGTAAGTTCCAGTGAGTTCAGGTTCGCCACGTCATCGGCGTCATCCAACGCGCGGAACATGATCTCCGCCTCGACATCCCCAACCTTGAACAGATACGTCTTCGTCGTGCGCATGAACTGTCCGCACGGGCCCGGCGGGAACCAGTCCAGAAACGTCTTTACCGTCGTATCCTGCAACTGCCGCGCCGTCTGCCGGACAATGGCCCAGCGCGACCGCCGCCTGCCGGAAGCGTCAGGTTTCTGCATGGACGCCCGGCGCACAACCTCGAACGAGCACGTGACGCTCTTGCCGGAGCCAACCGGCCCCATGAGGACGCGCATCTTGTTGCTGCATTCCATGAACAACTTGCCCGTGGGCGGAGGCGTGTAGCTGATCTCGATTGCCATCAGGACTGCGGTGGCTTACGTAGACGAGCCTTCTTGCTTTTCTGCTGCAAGATATCGGATGCCGCCTTCCGCGCTTCGCGGATATCAGCCGTGGTGCTACCCTGACGATCCAAGTTGTAGTTACGAACGCGTTCCGTGTCCTTCTGCTGCTTGGTTTTCTTCTTCTCCTGCAGGTCTTTCATGATCAGTTCCTTGCGCGCAGCCCGGTTTTTGAACTGCTCGACAAGGTTTCCAGCCCAGCCCCTGCGCTGGTCCTCAACACCGGAGTAATCAGCAGGCATCTTCTTGGTCTTCATCGTAGCCCTCCTTAATGTGGCTTGCGCCAACCTTCCTCATAGTCTTCCCTGTGGTCATAGGCGTGGTGTACGTATGTTATCTCTTCCCCGTCGTAGTCAAGTTCAGGGCAGCACCAGCAGTCACCGTCCCTGTTGAACTCGTGGAGGTAGAGATCGTACAATGGAGCCACGTGGTAGACACGCTCAGGTTCCATCGAAATCTCCTCCCAAGATGGCGATCTGGTAATAAATGCCACGCTTGCGGGAACGGATAATCCGGGTCTGGTAACTGATACTGGCTTCGGCAAGACCTCGCTCGATCTCACACGCCGCCACCGCTGAATAAACCCGAGCAGATAAGTAACCAGTCTCGGCGTCTTCACCAAATACATCCATCAGGGTGTCAGGCAAGATCATCGGCAACAGGCTCGTCGTACTCGTCATGCTCGATAACCTGCGTCGTGTCCACCTCATACTCCACGGGCTGGCCTAGATTGATCGTGATCTTCACGCCGCCGCCAGCGGTCGCCTCGGCATCGTTCTTGGGCTCCAGTCCGCCCCACTTGACCGTGCTCTTGATAAGATCGGCCTTGACGGCTGCAGAGACATCCGGGCTATGTATGAGCGTCCAACTCGTGACAAGAAGTTCCTCTGCCTGCGCCCGAGCCTTCATTCTAAATGTGAGCCCCTTCTCGCGGACCTCGCCCCTGTAGTGCTCCACCTTCTTGAGGAACACCGGGTCTTTGGAGAAATCCACGAGGTCTGTCGGGCCCAGCCTGTGACGCTGGACGATCTCCTTGATCGTTTCTCCACTGCCTTCCAGCAGGAGGGCCATGTCAAATGCCAGCCTGTCTGACCACTTGGTGTAATTGAATGGGCTCAAGTCCATGCAGGGAAATATGCTGGAAAGCCAAGAAGGTGTCAACGGGCGGGCTGGGTACAATCTAGAGTTGTAACAGGAAAAATGGGTCGCGCCTAAAATTTACACACGCAAAAGTTGAAATTGGAAAAATGGGTCGTAGTTAGAGAGTTTGCCTACAAATGGAGGGGGCCTAGAATTTTCCAATCCATGTGCCCCCCGGTGGGGTACCCCCATGCGGCGCAAGCAAGCGTGAACTAGAACAAAACGGGTACGGGATAGGCGCGCCCAAAAGCCCGCAGATTGTGGCGTTTTGCAAATTCGGTACAATCCAGCCATATTGGAGATGTCGAAGCGGTGACGCCGAGACGGTCCCCAAAGGGGCTGGGCCTTCAAAAGCCCCTGCTGATTGAAAGTGTTAAAAATGACCAACGACAAGCTCTCTTGGCTGGAAATCTCCGTGGCCGATCTGACCTCGGACAACCAGAAGCTCTATGCCACGCTTAAGAAGGCGCAGGAGCAGACAGCCAAGATTAGGTCGGATTTCGAGGCCGCCA